ACGTGAAGGTCTACCCCAGTTCCCTGGTGTTAATGCCCCGCACCTTGCAAGTGGTGTACAGCCGTGAAGATTACTGTTTGTTTGCCGTCATCCCGACGGGTGTGATGTCGAGTGTAGTCCGCATTTTTTTTGTTTGCAACTATTTGTGGTAACATTTTTTTTCTGATGGGTACTCGCCGTAATGTTTCTTCCGCAGATAAGGCACGTTTTTTTCAGGCGATAGCGGCAGGTTCCAGTATTTTGGATGCTTCACGTATTTCTGGTATCCATGTGAATACTGGGTCGAGGTGGTTGAAGAATTCGAAAGCGGTGCAGGCTCGCCGTGAGGATGCCGAGTTTCATGCACGGAAACATTTACGTGACCAGGGTGGGATGCAAAGGTATGCTGATAACGATTTGGCTGAAGCAGCGGATTTACCACCAGCCGTACCGTTAGACAGATTGTGTGATGCGGCTAAACGCGGATTAGAAGACTTCGACTTTTTCAGAAAATACTATTTGGGTAGGGTTCCGTCACCGTGGCAAGTAGAAGCAGCAGTCACCCTAGTCGAGTTGTTAGAGGCTGAAGAAAAAGAATTTGTTGTGTTGAATGTGCCGCCAGGTGCAGGCAAATCAACCCTATTCCACGATGTTGCAGTATGGGCAATAGTACGCAACAGGGCTATCCGCGTCATGATTGGGTCCATTTCACAAGCGATGGCTAAACAATACTCCCGACGCATCAGAGAAACCCTTGAAAGACCAGCACCCATCCAACCCGACCCTGAACTGGTTAAGAAAGGGTTAGCGGTCAACGCCGAAGGATGCCTCTCAATCGACTACGGCAGGTTCAAACCATCAGACAAAGGTGCCCTGTGGCGGGCAGACGAGTTCATTGTCGAACAATACGACGGCAACGGGTTAGATAACAAAGAACCAACAGTCCGCGCATACGGTATCGACGCAGAATTCATCGGACACCGAGCAGACCTATGCCTATTTGATGACGTTGCATCCACCGAAAACTGTCGGGAGTCTGTTGCCCGCGACAAACTATTAGAAAGATGGGATTCGATGGCTGAAGCACGATGCGACCCAGGTGGTTTACTCGCAGTAATCGGACAACGACTCGGCTCAGGCGACCTATACGCCCACTGTTTAGCAAAAGTAACATACGACGTCGACGAAGAAGACTACGATGGGTCAGATGTTACCTTGCCTGAACACATCGCAAATAAAGAACCCACCAAGTCATCGAAATATAAACACATTATTTATCAGGCATACTACCCAGATTTGGATACTGGTCCTGCGTCAAGAAAAGTCACCGCCCCCGCATACCCTAACGGACCTTTACTCGACCCTAAACGACTTTCATGGAAAGATTTATCTTATCTCCGATACAACTCCCCAGAAAAATTTAGAATAATCTACCAACAAGAAGACCTCGCCGACGAAACATATCTCATAGACCGCACATGGATAACAGGCGGAATCGGCGCAGACGGCGTACTCTACCAAGGATGCATCGATAACGAACGCCAACACGGAATCATCCCCCCAGGACTAGCCCCACCCGTAATCTCAATAGTCGCAGTAGACCCATCCCCAACCCAATTCTGGGCTTTAATTTGGATACTTTACCAACCGACAACAAACCTCTACTACGTCATAGACATCGAACGGGTCAAACTCACAGCCGAAGAACTCCTCGGATACAACACCACAACCAGCCAATACTCAGGAATCATGGAAGAATGGCAAAACAGGTCAATGCAACTCGGCTACCCGATATCACACTGGGTAGTAGAAATCAACGCCGCACAAAGATTCCTGCTAGCACACGACTTCGTACGCAAATGGCAGGCATTACACGGAGTGAACGTACTCCCACACACCACTACCCGCAACAAACTCGACGAAAACATGGGCGTAGAAGCCCTACTCCCACCACTATTCCGTTCAGGTGCGGTACGTCTACCAACAATGCGCGCAAACTGGAAAACGTTAGCGGCAACAGACGAACTCGCAAAATGGACCCGCGACAAAAAAAATGGGACAGACATCGTAATGGCATTATGGATGGCAGTACTCAACATCCCGAACCTCACCAACATGAAAATCCCACCACGACAATGGCGCCCCAGTTGGCTACTGAAATAGTGTATATTAGACGTAGTTGCAACTAAAAGAAAGCGTGCTGGATGAAAACCGCAGAAGAAATAGTATCGCTATACAAATCACGCCAAGAAACACAAGGACCTATCCTCGCGCAAATGCGCCGAGTCCGCGACCTCGCGAACGGTGACGTAATCGTACCACTCTCAGAACTAGACCGCAACGCCCGCACAAACGTAGCGAACCTACTAGTACAAGGATTAGACCAAACATCGATGCGAGTCGCATCAACAATGCCAATGCCATACTTCCCGCCACTCAAAGAAGGCAACGAACGCAGCAAAGACTACTCACGCACAAGACGCAAAGCAATGCTATCCATCTGGGACACAAACAAAATGGATATCAAAATGCGACGACGCGCACGCCACCTACTCGCCTACTCATCGGCACCAGTAATCATCAAACCAGACTTCAAAACACTCGTACCAAAATGGTCAGTACGAAACCCGTTAGACACCTACCCTGCAGTATCAGACGACCCAGATAATCTCATCCCAGACGACTGCATCTTCACCTACCTCAAACCATACAACTGGCTAGTAGCAAACTACGGCGACAAAGTAATCGGCAAACTCCGCATGGGCAGAGTCCGCTACGACACACAATTCACAATCCTCGAATATGTCGACGAAGAAGAAATAGTTATCTGCGTGATGGGCGCAGAAAACAGCGCCGAATACACAATGGTTGAACGCCAAGGAATCGAAGTAATCGAACTAGAACGCATCCCGAACCGCACACAAATGCCTTTAGTAATCATCCCAAAAAGAATTTCGTTAGACATCCCACGCGGACAATTCGACGGCGTAATGGGAATGTACTACACACGCGCACGCTTACAAGCCCTCACAGAAATCGCTATCGAACGCGGCATCTTCCCAGACGAATACCTTGTAGCACGCCCTGGTGAAAACCCAGAAATCATCCAAATGGCAGAAGGCAAAACAGGACAGTTAGGTGTAGTCAAAGGCGGAGACATCCAACAGTTGCAAACAAACCCAGGCTACAAAACCGATGTCGCACTAGACAGACTCGAAAGACAAGAACGACTGGAAGGTGCAATCCCAGCAGAGTTCGGCGGCGAATCAGGAACAAACATCCGCACAGGTCGCCGCGGAGAATCAATCCTCTCAGCAACAGTCGACTTCCGTGTACAAGAAGCCCAAGCAATCTTCGCACAATCCTTAATGGAAGAAGACAAAATTGCTATCGCAATTGAAAAAAACTATTGGGGCACAAAAGAAAAATCGTTCTTCATCGCAGGAAGAAACGGAATCGGCAAAGTAGACTATGTTCCAAACAAAGTTTGGGAAACAGACTTCCACTACGTCAACTACCCGTCATCAGGCGCAGACGTCAACGGACTCATCGTAGGACTAGGACAACGCCTCGGCACAGGTTTAATGTCAAAAGAATCAGCACGAGAAGCCGACCCTCTAATCACAGACCCAGAACTAGAAAAAGACCGCATCACAGCAGAATCAATGGAAGCCGCACTCCTGTCCAGCATCCAAGCACAAGCAGCAGACCCGAACGGACCATACCAGCCAGAAGATTTAGCGTACCTAACAAAACTCACAGTAGAAGAAAACGTTCCACTCTACGAAGCAGTACGCCGAACCAACGAACGCGCACAACAACGCCAAGCAACACCAGTCCCAGCAGGTTCACCAGAAGCAATGCCAGGACTAGCAGCACCAGGCATGGGAGCAGAAGCACCAGCCACAGGCGCACCAGCAGGCATCGAAGGACTACTAGCATCACTCGGCGGACCACAAGCAGGAGCATCCGCACAACCAGGGACACCAGGTGGTGTACTTAGCCTCGCAGGGAGATTAGGTTAATGGCAAAACAATACCCGAACCGTTCCGATTTAAGGAACCCAACAAAAAAGTTGGCAACAAAAGCAGCCCCAGGACAAACCTACGGTGAAGCAGGAAAACAAATCGCGGCACAACAACAAGTACCAATGGCAGCATCACCACAACCAGCGGTTGCACCACCACAAACAGCAGTTGAACGACCACGCCCAGGACAATTCGGACCATTAGACAGACCAACAGAACGCCCAGACGAACCACTCACAGCAGGCGCACCATTCGGACCAGGAAGAATGGCTCCGATGAGTGGCTATGCAGGCGTACGCAACAGCGACCCGATACTCGACGAACTCAGAGCACTATACGCAGCCTACCCAAGCGAAGAACTCGCAGATATGTTGGACTCATACTTACGTGAAGGATACTAATGGTAGGTGGACTCAGCGCATTCGACCCTGTTGACGAAGAAAATAACGACAAAGACGCACAAGCAAACATCGCTGCACAAAAAAAAATACAAGCAACAGTAACACCACAACAAGCAGCAAAAGTATCCGAACTCTATAAACAAAACGGATGGGTGTCGCCACGTGTCCTATTAGACATGGCGAAACAAACAGGGCTATCAAAACAAGCAGTTGACGCTGTAGCAAAAATAGAGGCAACAAAACTCGCCACACAAAACGACCCAAACAAAGCAGACCCAAAAGGCTGGTTTGATAAAAACATTTACAGCAAAGTAAAATCGGCAACACGTTGGGGTTTCGCCGCACTACAACTTACCCCAGACCTGACACAAAACGTTGCGTCACAAATCTTTTCACAAAACGACCCAACAGGCACAGCAGGTGTGTTCGCTTCAACACAACTTGGCACAATGCTCTCAGGCGAAGACTCAGGCGAAGGATTCTTCTTCGGTGGGAAAGCCGCAGAAACACAAGCACAAAGGGCAAGAGAGTTCCGTGGCACAATCAACAACCATGCGTGGACAGTTGGGCGTGGCGCAGCGAACGCCGTGTTCACCCCAGGAACAAAAGAATATTCTCTGCTATCAGGTTTCTTTGACGCATCAGTAAACATCTTTGCCGACCCAACAATCGTCGCAGGTCAAGCATTCAAAGCAGCAAAAACAGGTCAACAAGTAAAAGGTTTAATTGGCACACGGGCAGTCAGCCAAAAAGTTGCAGACCAACTCGTCGCCCGAGGCATAGTGGAAACAGACAAAATTCCGTCGCTTACACTCGAAGGCGCAAATGCAGCAGCACGAATCTCCCGCGGAGAAATCGGTTTAGATTCCGCCGAAGCAATCTCATTCAGAGAATCAGATTACTTTGCATGGTTTGAACGCAACAGCAAAGCAGTACGACTATCTGAACGTTTAGCAGACCACGCAGCCACCGCAACCAAAAACATTGCAGACCGCGGACTAGACACCGAAAAAGCAGCCATCGAAAGAGGCAAAGCCGCATACAAAATCATGTCAGATTTCCGTGGCAAAATCGACCCAGAAACAGCAAAACGTTTAGCCGAAGCAGACTCCCCATTAAAAATCAAAGCCATCATCGGCGAAGCCGCAGCACGACTATCAGCCAACCCAGAAGACGTACTTATCCCAAAACAAATCGGTGCAATCAAAGGAACAGGCGCAACATTCGCCGCACGAGAACTTGCCCGCGAACGAATCCCTGTATATCGCACACTACGCAACAGCCGATGGTTCACAGAAATTCCAACAGAAAGAGCAATCATTGACGGCTCAGGTTTAGACAGAGCAAAATCCGTAGAAACTTACGCCAACTTTTTACGAGGATTAAAAATCCACACAGCACTTCCAGAAACTTTTGACAACTTCATGGGTCAAGCAATGGATGTATTCAGCATGGATAACGTTGCTGCACGCAAAGAAGCAGGCGACCAACTTTACGCAAAATTTCTTGAAATTACCACCGAACACGCAGGCGGGGATAAACGCATCGTCGGCGAACTTATGCGTATCCACAAAGAAGAACTAGCCCGCGTAAGAGCATTCGGCGTAGACGAATTAGGAAACCTTGACGACGGCGGAACACTACAAGCATTACGCAGCCTTGGCATAGACGATAAAGAACTTTCACGATTCAGCCCAGACGAACTCGAAAGACTACGCATACAAGGACCAACAGCACTAGTTGAACTTGTAGACAGCATTCATGTTTTGCCCGATTACCGCAAACTTCGAGCATTAACAGGCAACCCATTCCTCAAAAAAGCATTACGCAACAAAACAGGCGACCAAAGATTTGTGTTAGCCGCAGCCGAAGAACTTCAAACAGAAGTATGGAAACCGATGATTCTTGCCACAGGCGGATACATCGTACGAAACATGATTGACTCACACATCCGAATGGCAGCAAAAGGCTACCAAAACTTTTTTACACACCCATTCCAATTTATACAAACAGTTATGGGCAGCCGTTTTGTTGGACCACTAACAGGCGGTGACGGAACAGCAAAAACATTCGAAGACGCATTCGACGATGTTAGCGGCGCATTAAACAAAGTATTAAAAGACTATAAAGAAAATGCTGGCAGAACAATCTACCAACACCTTCAAGACCCAAATGCTTACAACGAAAAAGTTTTACGAAGCGAAAACTTTTCAATCATCAGTCGAGGAAGCGATGCCGCCGCACACACAACAGGCTACGTAGATAACTTGGCACAAATTCGTCAAGACCCAATTCTCAAAAAAATGGTGGAACTATCTACACTCCCAACCCAAGAACGCCAAGCAGCAATGAGCGCATGGTTGCAAACAACCGACGAAGGCAAAGAAGCCGCCAAAACAATTGTCGAATATTTCCGCAACGGAATACGCATCGCAGACCCAACAACAGGTCGCAGCCAGTTCATCAAAATAACAAACATCAACGACACAGACCTCATCACCACTTGGCTAGACAGAGCATCACAAGCCAAAATAAACACAATAGTTCGCAACGACGAAGAACTACGTTTCATAGTCCAACATGGTCGTGTTCCCAAAATTGAATCATTACTTGACGAACAAGGACTACCAACATCACGCCTCACAGAAAACGCAGACGGTCTACCAACAGCCGATGTTCAATTTGTGCCACGCGAAGAAATCCCAGTAGACAACCTTGTAATGGCAGAACGAGGACAAAACAGAGTTGTAGGCGCTTTAGTCAAACTAGACAACGGTGACGACGCAATCATCACACGCATAACGCCAAGCCAAGTAGAAGACACATTCAACCCAGGCACACTCATTCATCGTGACATTGCAGAAGTACAGGCAGTTGCCCCAGGACAAGCATTTACTACAAGAGAACAAGACCCAGGGCTATTCGGTAGTGAAGCACTCCGAGAACTTATTGACCTTAAAGGAAACCAAAGAAAACTAGCCGCGAACGTCAAAGTTGCTAACCGTATCGAAAAAGGCAAATCAGCAAAACTTGACAAAATTACTAACGCAATGGATACAGGCGTTAAATGGTTCTTTAACGGGCTGGTAGGTAAAGCCACACAGAAACTTGAACGTTCACCGCTTTACCGTCAAGCGTTTTATCGAACAGTTGCTGACAACGCCAATCTGTTATCACCCGCAGAACAACAAACTTTGCAAGCGAACATTGCCAGATATGTTGACTCTTTAAACGCCGACCTTGCCGCCGAAGGCAAACGGGCAAACATGACAGTAGAAAAATATGTTGGCAACAAAGAAATCTACAATCAAATATTTGGAAAAACAGCCACAGGTGACGGCACAGTCGCCCAACTAGAACAATTCGCTGGAGCAATGGCAGTACAAGAACTTAAACAAACCCTGTACAACGCCCAACAAAAAGGCAACCTAGAAGATATGTTGCGAGTAGTAGCACCATTCGCCACAGCATTCAGAGAAACACTCGGACAATACACCTCATACCTCATCGAAGACCCATCACGAATCCGCAAAACACAACTCGCATTCAACGCAGCAAACTACGACTCAGACAACCCAGACAACGCCCTATCAGGCTGGTTCGCTAAAGACCCTATAAACGGCACAAACGTATTCAACTTCCCTGTCGGCGGATGGGCAGGAGCAATACTTCAATTCCCAATCAAAGGCGCATTCCAAGTATTAAACCTTCCAGGCGCAGGTCCAGTCCTACAAATCGCCGCATCAAACGTACTCCCAGACACCCCTGAACTAGAATTCGTACGCAAAATGATTCTCCCATACGGAGAAAAAGGTTTATCATCACTCGCACCACAATGGGCGACACGTGGCATAGAAGCCATCAGAGGTGACACCGCCAACCTTGGCACAATCTACGCAAACACCTACGCAGAAGTAGTCCGCCACAAAATCCAAAGCGGAAGTTACAACACCAAAGACGTCAACGACATGGCAAAACTATACGCCGACGCACGCCGCAAAGCACAAGTCCTCGCAGGACTACGCGCCCTATTCCAATTCACAGGACCAACCTCACCACAAATCGACTTCCGTTTAGAAACAGACGGCGGCGACATCATCGCATCATCACTCTCACAAGAGTTCTACAAACTCAAAACAGAAAACCCAGACACAGCAGTAAGCAGATTCATCGACCGTTTCGGCGAAGACGCATTCATATACATGGGTCACAAAACTGAGCCAACAACCAGCGGCATCGAACCAACCAAAGTGTTCTCCGATTGGGCTAAAGACAACGACGATTTGATGGCACAATACAAAGGCATCGCAGGATACTTCGCCCCTGGCGGCGACTCGTTCAGTTTCGAAGCATTCAACCGCCAAATCCAAAAAGGTGAACGACGCCGATTAACAGCAGAAGAAACGGTTGCAGCAGCCCAATACAAAATTGCTTCATCCATCTACCGTGAAAAACGCAACCAAATGGGCGACACCCTAAACCAAGAACAACGAGACTGGCTTGCTCAATGGCGCACATTCCTCAACAAAGAATACCCAGGGTTCCCAATCAAAGCCGACTTCAACCCAGGCGAATTCCCTAACTTCATCAACGATTTGCGTACAGCCGTAACCGACAACCGTTTAGCAGACAATGATGTGGCGAACGCAGTCAAACAATATTTGGATGCCCGCGACCAAGCATTAGAAAATGCTGCAGCAGCAGGGTTCTCAAGTTTCCAATCACCAAAAACACAACCTCTAAAGGATTGGTTGGCTAGTATTGCAGCAGCACTTGTACAGCAAACCCCAGAATTTGCAAGAATTTATGAAGATAAACTTGCAGCAGAGGTAGATTAATGTCATTCACAGAACCAACAGACCCGAACGCAACGACAACCCCACCATCCTCGACCGCCCCAGTTATCGCCCCAAAAGTCGGTGGCGGATTAGCACCTGACGTACAACTATCACCACGAACAGTAACCTTAACTCCACAAAAATTTCAAACAATTCCAGAAACAGAATTCACGGGCGCAAGATTAACGGGACCTGGCACCGCTGCACCACCAGCATTACGCAACATCCAAGCAGGCTATGTTGGGCAACAACTCGTAGGCAAAAACGGTGCTATTGAACGCGGTCAATATGACCCTGACAAAGAAGCAGTAAGCGAACTGTCCAGAATGACCGCAGCGCAACGCATAGATTTTCAAAACAGACTATCTGCACGAGGACTATACGGCAAAAATGGTAGACCGCAAGGCGGAACAGGATTTGATTCTACAGATATATCTGTGATGAGAGAGTTCCTAAATTACGCCAACTCGCAAGGTCGAACGATAGAAGCCGTTCTG